TCCTGATCGGCTTGGCTGTGGCATGTGTGATCCTCGCCGGCTTAGCCTGGATCATCCTGACAATGCTCCAGCCCCGAATGTGAAATGGTTCGTGGCTCAGGAGGATTGCATGTTCTGCGGCTACTCTGCCAAGAGCCTTTTCCCTGAAGGCCCGACAGAGTTAGAGTGTCGGGGATGTGGGGCCATGATCCCGGCTCCATGGGAGAGGGAAGAAGTCACAGTGGAGAGGGCTGAGGAGATCTGCTATGAGCGAGGCATCACTCTGAAGGATCTGATGACATGAGATGGTTCCTGAGTGTCTGGGAGTGTGTGATCTGTTCGGAGCAGATGCTTGTTCTCCATCCCGAAGGGCTGGGCCATGAAGAGCGCTGTGAGTGTTGCGGATATAAGATGACAGTCACTCATTCCTTGATGGATAATTGGGAAGTCCCCGAGTCGTTCGCGAAAGCTGAGCATGAGAGATATGGACTTGTCTGGGAGGGAGCATGATCTATTGGAAGGATTGGATCCGGAGGAAGAAAGAGAACATCATCATCTGGGCGGCATGGCGTCTGCCCAGGAGGCTCATCTATTGGTGCGGGATCCGGATAGCGGCAGAGGGATCTGTGGCTCATCCTCAGACAGCCATGCCCGAGCTGACAGCCATGGATGCTCTCCACTCTTGGGATCCTAACTGATGGCCAGGATCAGCTATCCCAAGTCGGTTCTCATCGCTCCCATCAAGGGAACATGGACGACTTATGGAGAGGATGATGCTCCGACAGCTTGGCTCGGCTGCCCGGGTGAGCTAGATGGAGGCGATGAAGGCACTCATGGGATATGTATGACAAGCTTCCAAGTCGATAAAGCAATCTCAGTGACCGGAAATGTGGATGCCCTCTCCTGCCCGGATCCGAATTGTGGCTTCTTGGAGGATATCAAATTGGAGGGATGGGATCGGGGAGCCCAGCCGGCTCCATGACAGCTCCGGAGCTATGCCCATTCCCGAAGCATCAGGGGATCCCTTGGGAGGACATCCTTGAGGAAGATCGGCCTTACATGGAATGGTTAGTCTCGGGGGAGGATGGGCCTGATCCTCCGATTGATGAGGATCTCTATGATCTGATCATGGAATACTTGGAAGGAGACAACTCATGATGACGATTCTTTTTTGGGTGGCAGTCGGGGCCTTTGTTGGATGGAATGTTCCTCAGCCGAGCTATGCTCGCTTCATCCAGGGATGGGTCATGGGGAAGATCAGACGGATCGGGAAATGAAGATTCGACTGGAGAGGGAGAAGGAGTATTCGATCAGCGAGCGAATCAAAGTCGCTGTAGAGATCGAAAGCGATGACCCATCCTGGGCGATGAGGAAAGCCAAGGAGCTTTTGGACGCCATCTCCGGAGAGGAGCCGTTGGATCAGGGCGAGGCCGGAGCGGATGGCTTATGAGCCTCCTCCTGGGATCAGTCGAGCTGACATCTTCGGAGCTGTGCTTCTTGTGATTCTTGGGGCTGTCTTGCTCTGGGGAAGGGGATGACAGAAGAGCTTCGGGACATGATGGCGGAGGAAGCAGCAACTCTCGGGGCCTCCACTCAGCTGCTTGCTCTGGAGAGGGGCATAGAGCTGGCCAGAGCGGGTCTGAAGCCTCATGAGATCGATGAGGGGAGCTTCATCCCCACTCCGAAGCAGATGGAGTATCAGGAGGCAGTCTTCTCGGGGGAGTTCCTCTATCTCGCTCTCGGGGGAGGGATCCGGGGAACTAAAACTTGGGCCACTCTCTCGACTCTCCTCCTCCTCTGCAAAGAGTATCCCGGCTCCCGCTGGGCTGTTGTCAGGAAGGATCTGCCGACACTCAGAAAAAACACCATTCCATCATTCAAGAAGCTCCTCCTCCTCTGGGGAGATTTCGTTGGCCCTCTGAAGCAGGATCTCTGGACATGGACATGCCAGAACGGGTCAGAGATCATCCTCTTCCCTGAATAGATGGAAGGGCCTGGAAGTGAATGGCTTTGTTCTGGAGGAGGCGAATGAGCTAGGGGAAGTCAGCGCCAATAAGGCCATCGAAAGAGCCGGCTCATGGATCATCCCAGCGACAGCTGATAATCCAGATCCGATCCAGCCTCCTCCCTATGTCTTCTTCACTTTCAATCCTTGCTCGAATTGGCCTCGCTTCTGGTTCTATGAGCCTCATGCAGATGGAGCCATTGAAGCTCCCTTCTACTATCTCCCTTCGACGGCAGCCGATAACCCCTATGTCCCCGATGCTGTTCGGAAGGCCTGGGAGAATCTCCCGGAGGAGGAGTATTCCCGATTCATTGAAGGCTCCTGGGAGTTCACAGAGGATCCGGATCAGCTCATCAAGGCGGAGTGGATTCTGGAGGCTCGGAATGTTGAGGATGTCCCCGGAGCGGCAAGGCTGGGAGTGGACTCGGCTCGCTTCGGAGATGATGAGAGTGTCTTCACTAGGGTCAACGGGAATGCTCTGAAGAGCATCAAGGCCTATTCCAAGATCTCCATTTCGAGGCAGGCAGATATCGCAATGGCCATGGCATCGGATCCAGAGGATCCTGTGGATGGCCCCAATATTAGGATCGACACTGTTGGCGTTGGCGGAGGGGTCGCCGATATCATGACAGCTCGGGACTGGAAGATCACAGAGCTGATCGCTGGAGGGACGCCTTGGAGGAGGCAGAAGTCATTTTACAAATTCAAGAATGTCAGATCGCAGATGTGGTGGGAGGCTCGGGAGAAATTCCGACTCGGAAAGCTCTCCATGCCAGAGGAGATTCCGCCTCGCCTCTTCGCCGATCTCCTGGCAGCCAAGTATCGAATCTCAGCAGACAAAACGGTCGAAGTTTTCAGCAAGGAGCACATGAAGGGAGAGACAGGAAGATCCCCGGACTGGGCAGACTCCTATCTCCATGCCATTCTTGATTCTCCGGAAGGCCCCAAGCCGAAGACTGTTCGCTTCCGGAGAGTGAGGATGTAAGATGGATTCCTATCAATGGAGGAATCGAAATGCCAAGGCATACTGGGAAGAGGGTGGGAGGCAGGAAGGGCGGATCAGGAGGAGGAGGCTCTCGCCGGCCATCTCCTCCCCGGAGGCGCAGATCTCAGAGGACACCCATCAGGAGAAGGAGGGGCAGCAGATGACTGCGATCTATAAGCGGATCAAAGCAGAGCATCGGGTCGGGCAGGGATCGAAGGGAGGGACAGCTCTTCCCTCCAAGCTGGCGAGTCAGGGAGGGCCGACAGTATCGAAGACAACTCAGCAGAAGCAGAAATAGGCTCGGTGTCCATCGGAGAAAACAGGCTTGCCTGTGCCGCCGATGAAAGGCTCTTCCGGCGACGATTGAGTAGAGAGGAGAGCCCACTGCCCCGGAGATGAACGGAAGAGCGACACTCCGGGGATTGATTGTAGGGGGCGACATGGCTTCGACAGTTTCAGAGAAGCTTCCGATGCGCGGGGACAATGGCTGTGAATCTTAAAGCTCAGCCAACCAGAAATGCCATCATGGATTTCGACAGGGAAGAGCTGCCGATGGCGGCTTGACTTCCCCTCGCTGCCTGGACTCCGATAAGGGGCCAGCGAGTCGAATCGGAGGACTAGCCGGAGAGAGATCCGGAAGGTGCCGAAGGCCTAAGAAGAGACTCGGACAAAGTTAGGAAAGCTGATCACTGGGACGATCTATTCGCGCAAAAGTTGGAAGGGGAAATGTTGCTGGACGCGGGTTCGATTCCCGCCGCCTCCATGGGGGAGAGATCATGATTGGATCAATAGAGACAGAGCGGATCTGTCTGAAGTGTGGGCTCACTTATGATGATCCGAATATGCCGGCCTGTTGCTCGGGCTCGGGCTGTCCGAATTGCGGCAGCTCCTCATGGGAGCGTCCGAAGGATCAAGTCATCATTTCAGATCCTCCCCCTCTTGATGATCGCCTTCCTGGCTCGACAGCTGACTACTTAAATGAGGGAGATTGGAGTCGATGACCATTCCGGATCAGAGTGGACAAAACATCAGCGTTCATGGCGTGGATATCGATATTGTCGATCTCAAGAAAAGGAAGAGCGTTTCAGAGGATGGGAATCTCCCCAACTATGTCCGACCGGAATGGGTCCGATGGCTCCCGGATCTCAATCTCATCTTTCGACTTCTGGGCGGCACCCGAGTCATGTGGGAGTTCGCCTGGAATTACATCCGGAAGTGGACTGATGAGGAGATCGACACTTATGTCATCCGCTCCAAGATCGAACAAGTCTTTGAGGGTCTAGGCCGAACGATCTCAGCAGCTATTGGGATGCTCTTCGCCAAGACTCCCGAGATCGAATATCCAGAGGGGAGCCCAGCAGAGGGATTGATCGATCCTCTCTGGACTGAGAACATCGATGGAGCGGGGACAGCCGGCGATGTGTTCCTCAAGCGCTTCAGCTATGCCAGCATCCGGGATGGCTTCGGATTGATCCTGGTCGATTTCCCTGCCCATCATATTGATGAGGAAGGGAACATCATTGAGATCAATGCAGCTGATGAGGAGAATGATCTGGGGCTCAGGCCTACATGGGCTCGCTATGATCGGGACAACATTCGGAATTGGCTTGTGGCCAACATCGATAATCAGGAAGTCACAACTCAAGTGAGCCTTTTCGAGCCGACCAATGTTCCGGATGGCATGTGGGGCGTTCGCATGGAAGAGCGCTGGAGGATCCTCACTCTCCGGAAGATCTTGGATGATGAGACTGAGATCTTCGGAGGCTTCTCCATCCAGGCTCATTGGACTCTCTGGCGGCTCCTCCCCGAGAAGGAGGGGATGGAGATCACAGATTATGAAATCGTCAGTGAAGGTGTTTTCACAAATAAGGATGGAGAGATCGCCAATCGGCTTCCGATTGGAGTTGCCTACACAGGCCAGAAGATCGGCCCCTTTGTCGCTGTGCCTCCCCTCCTTGGAGTGGCCTGGGCGAATCTCGGGCTCTGGCAGATCGCATCCAATCTTCGCTTCTATCTGGATCTAGTTTGCTTCCCTCAGCCGACAGTGATCGGGGATCTGGCGGATGATGGAGGCTATGATGAAGACGGGAATCGGATCGGAGTCCCCGGCACTCTCAAAGTCGGGCCGATGGTGGCAGTCCATCTCACAGGAGGAGATGCTGACTCGGGGCCATCGGAATACAAATTTACAGTGCCGCCCAGCGAAGGATTTGAGCCCAATGAAAGAGCGATGGTTCGGAAGCGCGAAGATATGGCTGCCCTTGGGATGTCTTTCCTTGATCGGGATAAGCGCATGGCTGAGACAGCGGAGGCGAAGCGCCTTGATGCAGCAGCGGAGAATGCTACGTTAGCCACAGCCGCGACCGAAATTGACAATGCCGCCAATGAGGCAATGAAATGGACAGCCTGGTACTTCGGGCTTGAGTCCGAGCAGGCTCCAATCATCTCTCTCAATAAGGATTTCGAGAGCACAACAATGAGCCCTCAGATGATGATGGCTTGGATCTCGGGAGTCGAGAAAGCGGATCTGCCTCCGCATGTTCTGCTGGAAGCTCTCAAGCGGGGAGGCCTCATCCCGAAGGGAGTGGACATCGAAGAAGTGGAGCGGGAGATGATGGCCATCCAGGCAGCGAGAGAGGAAGCAGAGCAGGCCCAGAAGGATGCCGAGAGCGCAGAGAGATTGATCGCTCAATCACAGCAACAGCCTCCAGAGGAAGATGACTAATGGCCCTTGATCAAGCGACGATTCCGAGCCCTCCTGTGACAGTGGTCGAGACTCCTGTGCTGGGGCTCGACAAGGCCAGTGATCCCCAGCTAGTTCATTCCATCACTCTCCCCATTCCTTCGATCCTCTCCGGAGTGACTACTCCTCCGGCAGCTTCGATCTTTTCTGATCGGCTCCAGCTTGTCGCTGGGGCCTTGACCCTAGATCTCCAGGCCTTGCCCCAAGGGAACATCATCCCGGATATCGATCTCACAGGGCAGAAGATTCAGATCCTCCAATTCACATCCCCGGAGACAAATCTGGCCGACATCACAATCAGCCCTGGAGCAGTCAATGGATATGAACTTGGGGGAGCTGCGATGTCGGTCACTCTCTCCCCAGGAGACACAATCCTTTTTCTCCTGAATGACAACGCTCCAGATGTCGCTAATGTGGATTCGGAAATCGATTTCGCTGGCTCTCTGATCGATGATATTGATATCCTGATTGTGGCGGGATAGTGACCGATCCTGGATGGCCTCAAGATCGGAAGCATCGGCCTCAGCCCCAGGAGGAGCCTCCTGCCAATGGGAAGATGATTCAGGATCTCACAGCGGCAGCGGAGATGGCTCGACAGGGGCAGATGCTCAAGGAGTCCATGCTCCGACTCAGGAAGCCGGCAGAGATCATCATCTCAGAACACCTTCAGGATGGGCAGCTCTACATTGTGGACACTTCCCAGGAGACAGCTCTCTATGAAGCAGAGGAGGATGGAAGGCTCCTGATTGTTCATCGGGGCATGGAGGAGGATGCCCAAGTCATGAAGGATGCCTTGGATAGAGTGCTGGAAGAGGTGTTGGCGGAAGAGA